GTCAGGCCGATTCCCTCTCCCCCAGCCCCGCCGCCGACCCCCTTAGGACTAAATCGGGGCGACCATGGCTGAACCGGCCGAATCCGACGCCGAACGGGTCGCGCTGGCGCTGTTCGATGCCCTGCCCCTGCTGGCCCGCACCCAGGCCGTGTTGTCCAAGCGCGGGTTGGCGGTGGTCATCGAGTTGGACGCGGAGCGCCAACGCATCACCGTGACGGTGGGCGACCCCGCCGACCCCACCATGCCCGCTCCCCCACCGCGCCGCTGGTTGGCGGGCGGCCATGCCTAGGGGCCAGCGCCACCTTCCTGGCCTCGCGGGCCGCCGCCCCCGCCGCGTGCGCCGCGGGCTGGAGTTGACCCTGCTGGCGGTGCGGCCCCGCTTGACCCGCCAGGACCTGGCCACCGTGGCCATGGCCCGCACCTTGGCCGACACCATTGACGATGAGCACCAAGGCGCCGCGTCGGGTCAGGTCATCGCCGCGTTGACCCGCCAGCTGTCCGCCATGGTCACCGAGTTGGTGACCCGCACCACCCCCGCCGATGACACCGACCCCGCGCTTGCTGCCCTACTCGACGAATTGTCCGCCCCTTCACTGGACGCCGCGTCGGCCTGATCGCCCCACCACGGGCGAAACGTCGGCGCGCCTGGCCGTCAAGCTGGGGTTGGCGTTGGACCCGTGGCAACGTTTCGTCCTGGACGTGGCGGGCGAATTCGACCCGACGACGGGCCGCTACTGCTATTCCCTGGTGGTGCTGGTCGTCCCTAGACGCTCGGGCAAGACGACCATCGCCTTGGTGCGCATCCTGACCGCCATGCTGGCCCAGCCCCGCGCCCGCTGTTGGTATGGCACGTTCACCCGCACCGGGCGCCAGGTGGCCGAGGCCCTTTGGCGTGACGAATGGCTACCGCTGTTGAAGGCCAGCCCCCTGGACCCGCTGTTGAAGTACCGCGAATCCAACGGGTCTGAACGCATCGCGGTGGCGGGCCTGGATTCGACGGTGCGCATTATGAACCGTTCGGGCGAGAACGTCCGTAGCCAGAACGCCGACGTGGTGGTGATTGATGAGGCCCGCGGCCTGTCGGGCGACCAGGGCGCGCTGGTGGAAGCGGCCGTCAGGCCCGCCCAGCTGACCCGCCCCCAGCGGCAGACGTTTGTGATGTCGTCGGCGGGGTCGGCCGATTCCGCGTACTTGGCCCGTTACCGCCACCTGGGCCACGCCGCGGTGGCCGCCGACACCGGGCGCGGGGTCGCCCTGTTCGAATGGGCCGCCCCCCAGGGCGATGGCATCGACCCCTATGACCCCGCGGTGTGGGCCAAGGCCCATCCCGCGTTGGACTGTGGCCGCATCGACGTGGCCGCCATCGCGGACGATGCCGACACCATGAGCTTGGCCGACTTCACCACCGAAATCTTGGGCTGGTGGAACCCTGCCCCCACCGCCCAGGTCATCGACGCGGGCGCCTGGGCTGCCGCCGCCCACCCCGACGCTGAACCTGATGGGGTGTTGGCCTTCGGGGTCGATGTCGGCGCCGAACGGGCCACCGCCGCGGTGGCCTTGGCCGCCCTGCAACCTTCGGGGCGCATCGTGGTCGAGGTGCTTGAGGTGGCCCAGGGCGCCCATTGGCCCGTGGACGTGTTGGACGCCTTGCACCAAGCCCACCCCGCCGCCCCCATCGCGGGGGACGCCTTGCACGCCGCGGGCATCCTGGGGGAGTTGGCCCGCCGCTACCCCAGCGGCCTGACCACGCTGGCGTTGGGCGCGGCCGACTTGGTGCGGGCCTGCGCCCAGCTGCGCGACGACGTGGCCACCCCTGGGCGCCTGTACCACCGCGCCCAACCCGTTCTGGACTTGGCCTTGGCCGGCGCGGGCGCCCGCAAGGTGGGCGATGGCCTCGCCTGGTCGCGCACCCTGTCGGCCGCCGACGTGTCCCCGCTTAACGCGGTGACGGTGGCCGCCTGGGCCGTCCGCAACGCCATCGTGGCCCCCGCCCCGCTGGTGGTCACCGCCCGCTACTGACCCCGCATCGCGGCCCCGCCGCCCCAGGGCGCTACGGGGCGCCAAACCCAGGCCCACCGATAGCCGACCGCCCCGTTTCGGCGCTGAGAACGCCCCACAGGGGCCAATTCCCGAAAACGCTGGGTTTGCGGGGGGTTGGTTGACACCTGGCCGTAATGGCGGGGTCACCGTGGGCGCCATGACCCAGGCCCAAGGGTGGTGGACGGTGGCCAGCGTCGCGGTGCTGGCCGTGGTGTCGGTGGTGAGGCTGGTTATCGGCCGATGAGGCCCCGCCGCCGCTTGGCCGCCCAGGCTGAACCGCTGCCCCCGCCGTCCAGCTTGGATGTGCAGCTGGCCCAGCTGAGTTGGGAACGCTCGGGGCTGGTGGTGTCACGGGCCGCCGCTATGCGTAACAGCGTCATCAACCGTGCCCGTGACCTGTTGACAGGCACGCTGGGATCGCTGCCCTTGGTGCGCGCCAACGCCGATGGGGACGTGTTGGACCCTGCCTGGTTGACCCGCCCTGACCCTGATCACACCTTGGGTTGGTTGGTGGCCTGGACCGCCGATGACCTGTTTTTCTACGGCTACGCCTGGTGGCGGGTCACCGCCCGTGACACCAACACCCCGCCCCGCCCCGTCGCGGTCCAATGGATGCCCGTTGTGCAAACCGCGGTGATGCGCGACCCGTTCGGCCGCATCATCTCGGCCACCTGGACCCCACCGTGGGGTGGCCCCGCCATCGACGTGCCCGCCCGCGACATCATCGCCTTTGAAGGCCTCTCGACGGGCATCTTGGACGGTGGGCGCGACGTGTTGTCCACCGCGGTGCGCCTGGACAACGCGGCCAACCGCTATTCAGGCGAGAACCTGGCCGCGGGCTGGTTGAAACAGACCGCGGGGGTGGACCTGTCGCCCACCGAAGCGGCCCAACGGTTGGAAGCGTTCAGCCTGGCCCGCCAAGCCAACGTCCTGGCCTGGCTGGGCCAAACCGTCGAGTACCACGAATCCCAGCTCAACCCCAGCGTGTTGCAGCTGGTGGAAGGCCGCACCTATCAGGACGGCGCGGTGGCCCGCCTGACCAACCTGCCCGCCTACCTGTTGGGGGTAAGCATCCCGGGGGACTCGTTCACCTACAAAACGGCCCTGTCCACCCGCGTGGACTTCATCACCTTTGGCTTGGCCCCCTACTTGACGGTGTTCGCCCAAACCCTGTCGGGGGACCAGGTGACCCCGCGAGGCCAAACCGTCGCCTTTGACCTGTCCGACTTCCTGGCTTTGGCCGCGTCCGTTCCTACCGCCCCCGTGGCGCCGACCCCACAGGGGGCCTGATGTTGCAACGCCTGACCTTCACCGCCCGCCTGACCGCCACCGAGGCCCCGCCCGACGCCCCGCCCCCCGACCCCATGATGCTTACGGGGTTGGTGGTGCCCTGGGGGGTGTCGGTGCCGCTGAATTGGTGGGGCGACACGGTGGAGTTTTCCCGCGGGTCGGTGGCCCCCGCTGAACCGTCACGGGTCAAGTTGTGCCTTGACCATCGCCCCGTCCCCTTCGGCTACGGGGTGGCCTTCACCGACACCCCTGACGGGTTGGAAGGCACCTTCGCCATCCCCCGCGCCGAGTTGGCCAACCCTGAGGTGGCCACCGCGCTGCGCCACATGGGCAACGGGGTTCGCGATGCCCTGTCGGGCGGGTTCGACATCACCACCGCCGATGAGTCCGAAGGCCCCGAGCGGGGCACCAGCCATTACGTCGTGACCGCCGCCCACCTGTTCGAAACGTCGTCGGTGGTGGCCCCCCGTTTCGATTCGGCCCGCCACGCCCCGCTAGCGGCCAGCGCCCCCGACCCCGACGACGACGACGACACCGACGAATCCGACGACGACGACACCGACCAGGAAGGCGACGACGATATGAACACCGACCAGGCCGAATCCGCCCGCGTGGCTGCCCATCGTGCGGCCACGTCGGTGGTGGCCGCCCCGACCCCCACCGCCGATTTCGCCCAGCGGTGGCCCACCTTCGGGCACTACGTGGCCGCGGTGGCCAGCGGTGATGTGGACACCGCCACCCAGGCCCGCCTGGCGGCCCTGTGGCTGGCCGCCGCCGACCGACGCCACCGTTTCGCCCCGCTGGCCGATCAGACCACCGCCAACGTGCCCGGCCTGGTCCATGACGCCTGGCTGTCCGAGGTGTTCGACATCATGGGCAGCGCGTCGGCCACGGTGGACGCGTTCGCGTCGGGCGCGCTGCCCGATACGGGCATGACGGTGCAGCTGCCCGTGGTCGGCCAGTACCCCGACGTTGGCGTCCAGGCCGCCGAAAAAGGCGACATCGCCACCCGTCAGGTGCTCGTTAACCCGCACCCCTTCCCTGTGCAGACCTTCGCGGGCGGCCAAGACATCTCACTCCAAACCCTGTTGCGGTCCGATCCCAGCTACCTGACCCTGCTCATGGGCCTCTACGCCAAGGAGATGGCCATTCAGCTGGACACCGCGTTTGCCGCCGCGGTGGTCGCTGGCGCCACCGCTGGCCCCGCCTGGCCCGCGTCGGCCAACCTGCTCAACGGCGCGTTGGTGAAGGCCGCGACCACCATCTTGACGGGCACCCTTCGATTCCCTGACGTGGTGGTCATGGGGGTCAACGCGTGGGCTTTCATGGCCGACGCGGTGGACACCGACGGGCGCCCGCTGTGGCCCACGGTGTCGGGGGTCAACCCGGTCGGGTCGGTCACCCTGACCGATGGCACCGGCAACGTGCGGGGCCTCACCTACTACGTGGACCCCCTGATGAACGCCACCACCCTGGTCATGGGGGTGCGCGACGCGGCCCGCTCGATGCTGGGCGCGGTGGGCACCCTGGGCGCCGACGTGCCCCAAAAGCTGGGCCGCGATGTCGCGGTGTACCGCATGGCCGCTTTCGGGGTCATCGACGCCCGCGGCCTGGTCAAGATGACGGGCGCGCCCGCCCCCGCCGTCGCGGCCGACGCCAAGGCGTCCAAGTAGCCCATGGCCACCTGGGCCACCGTCGATGATGTCAAGGCCGCGTTGGGCCTCGCGCCCGCCGACGCGGCCGACGACGCCTGGTTGGCCCAGGTGGTGGCCGCCGCCAACGCCTGGGCCACGGGCCGGCGCGCCGTGTACGGCTACGCCGACCCTGACGGGGCGCCCACGTTGGCCCTGGGCGGGCGGTGGAACCAGGCCGTAGGGGACCCGACCACCACCGACCCCGCCGCGGGCACGTTCCTGGTCGATGACCCCGACGCGGTGACGGTGGCCGCGTTTTCGACCACCGACGCCGCGGGCAACCCCACCGCGCTGGACCAGGTGTTGGCCGCGGGGTGGCAGCTGGTGGTGATGGATGACGCCAACCCCGCCGACGTGTCGCGCTGGGCCGTCACCAACGTGGCCGCGCCCGCGGTGGGGGTTCGTTTCGATGTCGGCGCGGTCACCGACACCCCACCGCGGGCGCCTTGGCCCGTCCTGATCGGCCAATGGTTCGCCTTTGAAGGTGTCATCACCGACGCCCCCGATGTCACCCAAGGCGTGGTGTACCTGGCCACCTGGGCCTATCGGACCCGCTCCACCGCGGGGGACCGCACCGCCAGCTACGTGGATTTCGGGGGCTGGTCCGCGCTGCCCCCCGACCAGGTGCGCCTGGTGAACGAATGGCTAGGCATCCCCCGCGTGGTGGTGGTCTAGCCGTGGGGTTGCAGGCCGAACGTGAACGGGTCGCCGCGCTGTTGACCGCCGCGGGCCTGCCCCGTGTCACCTTGGACCCCCGCAACCTGAACCCGCCCTGTGTCCTGGTCGGGGTGCCCGCCACCGTGGGCCGCACCACGGTATGCGCCCGCACCGGGCGCCTGCCCGTGTTCGTGGTCGCCCCCCCGCCTGGCAACGCCGACGCGTTGGCCTTCATGTTGACCACCGCCGACACCGTGGCCGCCACCGCCGATGTGGAGTCCGAATCGGCCACCATCATCGAGGTGGGCGAGGTGGTCGCCCCCGCCTACCTGTTGTCCGTCCTGATCTACCCCTAGAAGGGATGCGCCATGGCCGCCGCGGTTATCTCAGTGATGAAGGGCACCAAGCTGCACTTGGGCGATGTCGCCCCCGCTGGTGTCGATGTGGACTGTCAGATCAATCAGGCCGAGTTGGCCTGCACCACCGAACAGCCCACCTACGACACGGTGTGCGGCCGTCAGACCCTGCCCGGTGTCGAAACCTGGGTGCTCAACCTGGTGGTGGCCCAGGACTGGTCCACCGATGGGGTGTCCATGTTCCTGTTCGAAAACGCCGGCCAACAGGTGGCGTTCTCCATGGACCTGCTGGGCTTGGGCGACCCGAAGGCCGTGGGCACCTGTTATGTGCAGGCGGGCGCCTTCGGCGGTACCGCGGGCCAGCCGTTGGCCGCCACCGTCGCCCTGCCTGTCATCGGCCGCCCCACCATCACCCCGTCCACCTGACCCGCCGCCATGGGTGCGGTAGCCGATGACCTGGGCCGCCTGTCGGCCGCCCTGCCTGGGTTTGCCGCCGCCGCCGCGTTGGCCGCCGCCCAGGCCTACGCCACCGCCGAACGCGACGCGCTGCACCACGTCGCCCCTTCGGGGCGCCTTCGGGGTTACGGCCCCCGTGGTGTCAACCCGCGCCCTGGCGGCCCGCTCGGGGTCGATGTCGTCACCCCCACCGCCGCCGCCGCGGGGGGCGCCCGCGCCCAGGTCAAGCCGACGGGGCCGTGGTGGGCTTTGGAATTCCCGCGCCGTGGCGGTTACCGCATCCCCGCCGACGCTCGCCCTGGCCGCCGCCCGCGCCGTGTCCTGACGGTGGGCCGTGGTTTCGCGGCCTACAGCCGTGGCGGGGCCGTCCACCGCGCCAGCGGGCCATGGACCCAAGGCGCCCGCCAAGGGCGACAACCAGCGGTTGTCGCTGCCCGTCAGGAATTCGACCAGGTGTTGGCCCGTACCTTGACCGGGGGTGGCGCCCGTGTCTGACGCCTACATCGAACGCCTGCTGATTGACGCTCAAGCCAACATCGACCAGGCCACCGACAACCTGGACACGTTGGGGAAGATGGCGGGCAAGGTGGAGGAGTCCGACCCGACCATCACCCCCCAGGTGGACCCCAAGCCCGCCACCGAAGGGTTGGGGAAGGTGGCCGACGCCACCGAAGGCGCGGGGGGCAAGGCCGGCCAACGTTTCGGGGCCAACTTCATTCGGGATGTGGGCGCGTCCATCGGCGGTGGGGCCGAAGGCGCGGCGGCCGACTTGGCCGATGGGCTGTCCACCGCGGTGGAATCGCTGGGCATCGGCGAAAAGCTGGCCGGCCAGATCATCGGCGGGTTTACCGCCGCCTTCGGTATCGCCACCATCGGCTACTTCGGCATAAAAAAGCTCTTCGATTTCATCAACGCGTCGGCCGATGAGTCCAAACACCACGTCGAGGCCATCACCCAGGCGTTGGCGTCGGCCGATGTCGCCCAGGCCGCCAAGGCCCTGACCGACACCTACGGAGGCCTGATCGACAAGGCCAAGGGCCTGGGGGTGTCCACCGCCACCGTGACCGCCTTCATCGCGGGTCAGTCCAACAGCCTGGGCGACCTGGATGGGGCCTACCAACGCCACCTGGACAACCAGGCCAAGGCCGTCGCCATCGCGGCCCGCACCGGCCAGGGGGTGTCCGAGGTGACCGCCCAGCTGGATGACCAGGCCGCGTCCATCGCGGGCCAGCTGGTCCCCAGCTTGCAACAGGCCCAGGGCGAATGGGCGAAATCGTCATCCAATCTGGCCCAGGTGCAGCGCCAGCAATTCGAGATGACCAAACAGCTGGGCGCCACCACGTCGGCCCTATTGGACCAGGCCAGCCACGCCTTGCCCGCGGTGCGCACCGAGATTCTCAACTACATCGCGGTGCAAAACGGCATACCGCTGTCGCGCATCACCGAGATTCAAACCGACGCCGACCCGAACGACATCGCCCAGGTGCAAGCCGAGTTGGACGCCTTGACCCAGGCCCGCACCGTCGCGGTCCACGCCGACTTGGTGATGACCCAACAGATGTTGGATTTCATCGCCGCGTTGAAACAGGGCCAAACGGTGGCGTCGGCCATCTTGGGGTCCGTCAACCTGGCCCAACAGGCCACCACCCAAGCCACCCGCGCCTACCAGCGCCTGAACGGGCCGACCAACATATGGTGACCCCCGCCGCCCCGCTGGTCCCTGGCTGGGGCGCGGGCGCGCTTGGGGTGGAAGCGGCCATCGGGGGTGACGCCTGGACGTTGGACACGTCGCGCTTGGATGTGGACACCTGGTTGGGGGACACCACGGGCGGTTGGGCCGCCCTGACCTGTGACGTGTTGCAGGCCGATTGGGCCACGGGCGCGTCCCGCGATGACGGGGTGTTGACCCGCACCGAAGCGGGCCAAGCCAACTTGACGTTGGCCAACCCTGATCGGCGCTATGACCCGTCGTACACCGCGGGGCCATGGTTCGATCGCTGGCGGGTCGGTACCCCGATCCGCATTCTGACCGCCGCCCCGCCCGCCGCCCCCGTCCTGGTCTGGTCGGGCACGGTGGACACGATCCGCTTGGACGGCTACGCCGCGGGCGCCCCCGTGGCCGAGGTGACCGCGGTGGATGCGCTCGGGCGGGCCAACGCCCGCCGCCCCGTCCCCTTGGCCGTCGCGGTGGGCGCGGGCGAATCGGCCAGCGCCCGCATCACCAGGGTGCTGACCCGCGCCGGGGTGCCCGCCGCCCAGCTGGACATCCACGCGGGCGGCCCTGCCATGGGGCCGACCACCCACACCGACCCGCCTGGGGTCGAGGCCCAACAGGTCGCCCAGGCTGCCCGTTGGGCGCTGTGGGTGGGCGCCGATGGCACCTGGCACGCCCAACCGTTCCTGATTGACACCGTGCCCGTACCCCCGCCCGATGTCACCTGGCAATGCGGCCCCAGCCCCCACCCCTTCGATGTCGCCTACGCCATGGACCCGTTGCAGACCCGCTCCAGCATCGACGCCCAGGGCGCGTCGGGCAACGTCCAACACGTCCAAGACGACGGGTCCCTTGACC